CTCGCGAAGAAGAAGACGAAAAGCATATTTGTCCATTGCAACTAGATACAATTTATCGAGCGATTACTCTTTGGAGTAATGAAGGCGAAACTGTATTCACTCCATTTATGGGCATTGGTAGCGAGGTTTATCAGGCTTTAAAAATGAATCGCAAAGGAGTGGGTATAGAGCTAAAAAAAGCTTATTTTGATGTTGCTGTTAAAAATGTATCAGATGCAGAATCTGAATCTAAAATAGAAACTTTATTTTAAAATGAATAGCTTAATCATAAAGCAGCATGACGTTTTAGCGTTCAGCAAATTATCGAGAAAAACAATCTTAGATTGCTTAACTAGGATCAAGATTGATCATTCTATAAATATCTCAGAAAAAGAGCTAGACGCTAAAATTAACCTCATTTTTGAGGATTGCCGAGATATGTCCAATCTTCAGTTTTTTGAAAACTCAGAAAAACTAAGAAAAGGAAATCTCTTTGGCAAATTCCCACGCAATGAAGAATTCAAAGTTAGCGCGGTGCCAGCTTTGGTTTTCAAGATCAACAAGCTAATTGGCGAAAATCTGGTTGAAAAAATAATCAACGAAGAAATCACTAAAATAAAGCTAGTCTCGCTAGCCGCACATGATAAATGGTTAGCTTTAGGCGAGGATTTAAAGAAGCGAATCATAAGCGAAATTGAAGCCGATTCTGGCAAAAAAACAAAAATTATTTTTTAGCTATGAATGGAATATTTGAAAAAATCGAAGAAACTAAATTCTTCAATGAAGAAGCGGAGCAGGCATTGCTTGGAATGATTATTTTAAATCATAATCATTATTACAAAGTTGCGGATTTGCTAGAAGCAAAACACTTCTATTTCTTTCAGAATCAAGAAATTTGGAATAAAATAGCTCTGAATCTAAACGGCGGCGATTCAATAGATGGAATTTTGTTAAAAGATTTTTTTGCAAACAATGATTGTTTTAAATCTTGCGGCGGAATTGATTATTTGCGTCATTTACTTGAATCAGCTTCTGCTGCTTTTGATATCAGAAGCAATGCTAAAGTTATTCTTGATCGCTGGAAAAAGAGAGAACTAGAAAGTCTTTTGAAAAAATCTTTAGACGAAATGTCCGAGGAAAAAGATAGCGTTGATACGATTTCTGCTAAAATTGAAAACGAACTTTGCGCGCTTGAGTCTTTTTCTGACAAAAGAAAAACTGAAAATATCTCAAAAATAATCGACCAAATAAAAGAAAAGCGAGATTTAAAAATTGTGCCAAAAATTATCTCAACGGGCTTTTCTGGTTTAGATGAAAAATTAAACGGCGGGCTTTATTCTAAGCAGCTGGCGATAGTCGGGGCAAGAACAGCAGTCGGAAAAACGACCCTGCTTCAAGACATCGTCCTGAGAACTTCAAAGCTCGGCAATAAATGCTTGTTTATTTCGCTTGAAATTGACTCGGAGCGAGTTGTTTTTAAATTCTTATCAAATGTGGCAAGCGTAGCTGGTTGGAAAATTAAGCGCAATTTTTTAAGTGCAATTGAGCTTCAAAATGTCATGGGTGCGGAAAAGGAATTAAAAGAAATTGGAATTTACATCAATGACTCTGGCGATATGACAGCAAAAGACATTGAGCGCGTGGTTAAAAGACAGTTAGACTTGCAACCAGTTGATCTTGTCGCAATTGACTATGTGCAACACATCAAATACCAAAACCAACGCAACATGAGCGCAACTATGGAGATCAGCAAAAACGTAGTTGATCTAAAAGCAATGGCGATAAAATTTGATGTTTCAGTTGTAGCGGCTGCGCAGATTAACAGGGCTGGCACGGACAAGCCAACCTTAGCGCATTTCGAAGGATCGAGTGCAATTGAGAGAAACGCGGACGTTGCGATAATAATTCATCGCGAGGAGCTAGAGGAATCTCAAAGGCAGCACAGCTATTATTCGGAAAGTGGACTCTGGATTGTGGCTAAGAACAGAGACGGCAAGACTGGAGAGATACCTTTTAGACTCGATGGCGAGTTTGGAAGATTTACAGAAATTTAATTTTTTAGGAGAATATTCCGTGATTCACATTAAAGACCTACTAGACCGCACAAAAGAAAGAGCAAGTAAAGCTAAGTTCTACCACCACAACCGCGACATCTTTTTAAAATACTTTGATTCAGTGCGGCAATATGATGCTTTGATTTTAGCGGGGAATTTTGAAAAGTTAGAGGGAATCATCAAAGAACAAAGCAATTTTAAAATAGAGGAAAAATGAACGAAAAACGAGCATGCGAATTGCTTTTAGTGCCTTATGTTTTGTATCAACTAACTATTGACGCAACTGATTATAGGGCGATTAGAATCAGTAATTTTATTATCGCTATGTCACAAAGAATTGAGCCAGATAAGGCAAAACTTTTTAAAATCTCAAAGCGAACTTTTAAAACCGTTTCAAAAATTCTTTTATTTATGTCGGATGGCAAAAAGTACAGCGGGCATAAAGTAGTTAGAATGTTGTACTATTTAACTCAGCAGATCTTTGATGTAAAGACTTCTGGTAAGCTTAATGAGCAATCAGAATGGCTTTTGAAGAAGATTTACGCTGTCATGGAGTATTGCCTTTGCTTAGAGTTTAAAGACAGATTCCATAAAATTTCAGAAGATGAGTTTGAAAAATTTGAGAAATCTGCAAGAAAAAATGCCGATAAGATTTTTAACAATTTTTATTTAAAAATATGATAAAAATAGGCTTGCATTATCCAATTAAAATGAATGGTAAAGAAGTTGGATACATTCAAATAATAGAGCGAACTATCCCACATGTTGAGTACTATCTGGATGAAGAATATTGGAACAAAGGGATAATGACCAAAGAGCTTAAGGCTTATTTAAAAACAATTAAAAACAAATTCCCAAAGCTTTTAGCAATAGTCGATAACTGGAATTTGGCGAGCAAAAAAGTTTTAGAAAAATGCGGGTTTATTTTGATGACTCAGAGTGAAAAATATTTTATTTTCGTTAATGATTTACAAGCTAATTTTGAAAAGAAAAAAATTATGAAAGAGCTTGTGGATCAGGGATTTGTTAAAAAATTAGAAAATAAATTAAAAAGTATTTGACAACTAAAAAAACAGGACTAAATTAAGACCTATTAATAACAACAAAAAGAGGAAAAATGAAACAATACATAATAGAAAAATTTGAAGAATATTCAGAAGAATATCTTCAGGACAATTGCACAACAATCAAAGAATACGCTGACTATGGCGATACTCAAGCTTGTGTTGGTGCATTTTACACTGATAGCGATATTCAAGATTCTTTTAATCACGCAATGGATCAGATTGAATCTGAAATTAAAGAAGCTTTAGAAGAATTAAAAACAAAGTTTGGAGTTTCAGCGGATCAATTCTTGGCTACCGTGAAAAAAGCTAAGGAAAATTTAAAATAGAGGTTGTGAATGAATGAGAGAGATTCACAGGAATATTATTGGTATTGGGCAAGTCAAATTAACAAATAGGTAAAACATGACAGAAAGCAAATTTGAAGAATTACTAAAACTAAACATTAACGACAAAGTTGAAAAGAAGAAGTCTGGCAAAACTGAATTAACTTACTTGAGCTGGGCTTTTGCTGTTTCAGAAATGGAAAAAGCTTACCCAGAATGGGAATATTCAATTCTTGAATTTAATGGCTTACCTTACCAATTCGACCCGAACACTGGCTATTTAGTTTGGACGGAAATTAAAGCTGGCGGCAAAACTAAGAAGATGTGGTTGCCAGTAATGGATGGATCAAACAAAGCAATGAAGAACGTAGCCCAAGAATATTTTGTTAAAGGCTGGAATGATGCCCCGCCAACTAAAAAGACTGTTGAAGCTGCTACAATGTTTGACATCAATAAAACAATCATGCGTTGCTTAGTGAAGAACATAGCGATGTTTGGCTTAGGTCTTTACATTTATGCTGGGGAAGATTTGCCAGAAGGTGAAGAAGTTGAGAAGCCTAAAAAAGCTAAAGGTTCTTTCGGATTCTCACCAGACGGCGACCT